ATGGGAGTTGAGGGTCAAAAAGTAACTTGGAATTTTAATGCTGAACAGATACTGACGATCTACAAATCCTATTATCAAGGTGACTTGATTCAAATGTATCAAGTCGGCGCCACGAAAGCATTGGTTCCACTGTCGCCTAAAGCAGCCAAAAAGCTACTTGGTAAAACATCAAAAACAGACGCTGATACAATCGCACTGCTCACCAACGTTTTGGTGTTCGGCAAGATTTCGGAACTGCGTCGTGGCCTTGCGAAAGAACTGGCTGAAGCTGGATACAACACAAACAGGCGGGCACTATTTGAACAGATATCTAAGCGTGCAGATTTAGGAGAAGTGGCAGGCCTGGATCGTCAAAAGTATATCGAGCGAATAGCGTTTTATATTGATCAAGAGTTGGCGTTCCAAGACAAAGTGATCATTCAACGCGGAACAGCAGGACAAAAAGCAGGACTATTGCAAGCGCCTGAAAAGGCCCCCGAGGATTTGTACGGTATATCTGAGGCGCTTCCATCACAAAAAAATCATCCAGATAGCAAGGTTTTTGGAGAACTCGAAAAGGCTGCAAAAGACGAAGCGTCTCGAATACTGGATCAGATGGGAATCAAGCGTCAGCTTGGCACTGTCAGTGTCCTCAAGTTGGGTGATGAAACGTTCCTTCTACCAGAATCTTTGATTCAAGGATTAGAAGAAACAATGGCCGACATATACAAAGAGCCATCGTTTCGTCTCGAACGCAACTTCGGAAAAAATGGCACTGTAGAGTATGCGCTTACAGGGGATCAGCCAAAGATAACTGTAACGATAGCCAAAGAAATGAAAGACGCTGCTCGAATTTACGCGCAAAATTTCCCGGCCCTGCCCAAGAATTTCTACAAGGGACTGTTGATTAGTAGCGGCGGTGTTCCAATGGTCCCATACTTTATGGGCGTTTATCTTGGCACAGTAAGTCAGGTTCAACTTGGTCAGGGTCTTGCTGCTGCTGGCTCTGATCTTGTGAGCTTTCCTGGCGTTATGACTGATGCTTTTGGCTCGTATAACAACACAAAGCGAATCAACTTTGTTTCCGGTGTTTTGGCTCGAACCTTTGGTGATGGCACACACAAGCCTGATACGGCACCGTATATATTTAAAGATGGTCGAGTATTAACCGCTGACGGCATGGCCAACGCATTGATTGAAGAGGGCGTGAAAGGCTCTTTTGTAAGCACACTCAACAACACAAACATTCACTCTCGTATTTTGAATGCTTTCACCCAAGCAAACCCTTGGGTTGGCGGTAGTACAATTGGTGGAGCCATTGGTGGAATGATTGGTCTTTTGGGTGGAGGCCCTGTGGGTGCTGTTGCTGGCGCTGCGAGTGGTGCCGGTTTGAGTGCTGTAACCTTGAGCATGATATTAAGGCCCAATGGCTTTTTTGCGAAATCAAGTCGTTTTTTCGGAGAAGTAGCCACAGCAATTGACAGCTACTTCCGTATTCGAATTATGATTCGAGAAATGGAGAACGGTGCCGATATAAAACAAGCGGCCAAAAGAACCCGAGAGATTGCACTTGATTATTCAGATTTGAGTGATTGGGAGAAAAATTATATCAGTGAGGTTTTTGCCTTCTATACCTACTTCAAACAAGCAACAAAACTGGTCGCCAAATCAATAGTTGAAAACCCCGACCGTGTTCTCACTCAATTGAAGATTGCCAGAGCGAGCCAGCTAAAGGTCACAGAATTAGAAGACCCTGAAAGGGTTTTGAGTCCGTGGGATAGAACAAGGACATTTTTGCCATTCAAAATCGGTGATCACGCGATCCGTTTACCGTATTTGATAACTGCTGATGCGTTCGCTTTGATTTCGGATATGATCGGCTCTTCTTCGGCACTACCATTTACACCGAATATTGTTGGTGAAGAGCAGGCTCAAAAATCATTACTTGGTCTTTTGTCGAGAGCAAACCCGTACTTTTTGGAGTTTTTATATAAACCAACAACTGGCTTGGACCCTTCTCGTGGGTTTGCTTTAGAGCGTGCAACAAATCAGGTTCCATCATTTATCGTACAGCTTGACCATGACCTTTTAGGTGGTGTATTGCACGACAAGTTTGGAATAATACATCTACCTGAAAGTCAGTTGAAGTTTGTTTTTAACGATAAAACTGGCAGAAAAGTAAACGTTCGAAACATCGAAATGCCAGGAAGAGGTATTTACATTGCTACCAATCCGGGTCTTTCAAACTTTGTATTGGAGTTTATGCAAACTATAGGTACTGGTCGTATGCTCGATCTTATTGATGCCGTTGATCGATCAAATATTGGCCTTACAGAAGCTATGATAAAAGCGGCCGACGCATATTATCAGGCCGATAAAGAGCGGCCACTTTTGGCTCGTGTTCCTGGCTTGGTGCAGCTTGGCGTTGTGAAGCCCACAAGAAAGTTCACATATGAAGTTTCTAAGAAGCCTGGAGAGCCCCCGCAACCTGTAACGATGGAGCGCCCCACAGACACATTTGATGCTACTGTAGCACCAGGGGTAAAAGGATACTTGGATACAGCAACGGCTCATCGCGCTATGCGAGAAGACTTTAGTTATCAAGGCACAGATGGTACAAAATACAAATTGAGATACAAAGATTTTTATCCACTGTACTTGTTGAAGCTTATTGGATTATCGCCCGTGCATATCGATTCGGAAGGCGAAGCCAATACGTCCTTCAAAATCAAACAGCATTTAAGGGAACTAAATCTTTCTAAAGAGTCGAAAAAATAAAGAACCTCTTCTGTATATTAATCATGTTATTGTTGAAAACGAATCACACTTCCCCTTCCCCAATGGAGTAAATAATGTCCCAAATCCCTGAAATGACTGGTGGTCGTCGCCTTGAGCACGACATTCCTACAGAGGGCGACCTTCAGCTTGAACCCGGTAAGGGTATCAAGGCGCGTGGTCAGACTGCCCTGATGACAATTTTGTCTGGCGCTACAAGCTTGTTGGCTCTCAAAAGTGAGGCAATCACTTGCGCGGCAGCCCACACTCTTCTTGTTAGTGGAACGGCTGCTGCCAACCAGACCGTCATCACATCAAACGTACTGCTTATCGATCCCGGTGGAGCGGGTCGGAACATTACACTTCCTGCTGAAGCCAGTAGCACAGGTCTGTTTTTGCTTATCTTCAACACTGCTAATGGTGCAGAGGCTCTTACCATCAAGGACGATGGTGGTGGAACTATTGTGGTGCTCGACCAGAACCAACACGGCATCGTGTTCTGTAACGGCACTAGCTTCATCGGATTCATGGGCGGCGAAACCTGATCCTGAACCCCTGACTCGGGGGGCAATCGTCCCCCGGATCACTTCCCTTTGGAGGCTTCGATGGCTTCAGGCTTCGTCACAAATACAGCAAAGACATCTATCAGTTCGACAAGTGCGTTTACTTCAACGTTACTTGCCGAGCAGACAACAGGAACCCCAAGTGATGCCCGTTCTAAGGCGTTGCCGGGCTCATGTTCGTTTTCTCAGTTAGATATTGTTTTTACATCTTGGGCTGATGCCACAAAAACGTTCGACGTGTATTTGACTTGGGACTCAGCCGGTGATGATCCGTTGACTTCCAAAGCAGAAAGCATATCGGTTACTGAAGGTGGCACTTCAGGTACGGTTCATACCGTAATCTCACTGGACAAGTTGTTTATTACTGCACCATCAGGCCAAACAACTACGGGCAAGTGTTATCTATGGATCAAGCCAGGTGAAGCCTGTGTTGTTGAAAAAGCACGACTTCATTGGCACGACAAAACATAAGGGGGCCTCATGCCAAGCTTCAATTCTAAGTTTTCAGGTGGCGGGGGAGCACTTGTCGTCACCGACCTTGAGGTCGATTCACCAACCCTTGTGATCGATGAAACCAACAACCGAGTCGGTGTAGGAACGGCCACGCCTGCCCACGCGCTCGATGTTGCGGGAGACGTAGATATCACTGGAGGACTATCGTTCGACGCAGGCACAGCGGTTACGTCGATCGATACAGACATTTCTAGCGTCAGCGGCAGTGATGACACTCTTGCATCTGCCAAAGCAATCAAAACGTATGTAGATGCTCAAGTCACGGCTCAAGACCTTGATGCTACAACAGATTCAGGAACAATTGCTATTGACCTTGATTCTGAAACACTGACCGTTGCTGGCGGTGAAGGGATCGACACGAGCGCAACCGGTAACACGATTACGATTGCTGGCGAAGACGCATCAACCTCTAATAAAGGTGTAGCCAGCTTTAGTAGCACCAACTTTGATGTAAGTTCTGGTGCAGTCACAATTAAGTCTGGTGGTGTGGATCTTGCCGATGAAGTAACTGGCACGTTGCCGGTCGCAAACGGCGGTACTGGTGCTACAAGCCTTACTGACGGTGGTGTGTTGCTTGGTTCAGGTTCAAACGCAGTAACCGCCACAGCAGTGCTCGCGAACGGTGAACTACTGATCGGGGATAACTCAGGCGACCCAACGGTTGCCACGTTGACTGCGGGAACTGGTATTGATGTTACCAACGGATCAGGAAGCATAACAGTTGCTGCTGACGTCTCAGACTTCATGGCTAACGGATCGAACAATCGCATCGTCACAGCGACCGGAACGGACGCAATGAACGCAGAAAGCGCTCTGACGTTTGATGGAAACACGTTGTCTGTGACTGACGCTGTAACCGATACAAATGCGGGAACTTTCACCGCCGTCGATATTGATTTTGACAAGATCGGAGCCAGCACATCGGACAACACCATGATCGGGATTAGTCTCGACATGGACAACACAACTGCTACAGGCGGCACAAACCAGATGACGGGAGTTAAAGTAACCCCGACATGTACCCACCCTTCAGGCGGAGGTTCTGTAACTGTTAGGGGTATGGAGGTTATTGCCACGGGATCACCAACCCCGGAGACGTCAGTTGTTCGTGCCTTGGATTTGACATCGACTGGTGGAGACTTCAACCAAGGAATCTATCTGAATATCGCTGACGGTGGACCAGATTTAAAAATGATTAGCAGCGCAGACGCGGGCGACTTCGCAACAATTGCAGTAGGTGCCGCCGGAGCTACAACGTTCACAACTGTGGACGACGACGGAGCCAACGCGGATTTCACGTTCTCAGTAGACGGCTCTTTCGATGTCACAGCTACGAGCGCATCGTTCTCGTCAGCTACGACTTTTGCGGGAGACATCACAAGTAATAATGGTTTTATCGGCTACTCAAATGGCCAGAACGCTACACTTAAAGTTGCGGTAACTGGTGCAGGCACTGATGGACGAGACCTAACCGTTGAGGCTGGGTCGGCTCCTACAGGTAGTGCAAACCAAAGTGGTGGTGATCTACTGTTGAAATCAGGTGGTGGTGACGGTACAGGTACATCAGCCATGACCTTTTCAACTAAGGTCAATGGTACAGACGCGGTTGCAGAACGTATGCGGATTCATACCGATGGCAACGTTGGTATCGGTACAAACTCACCGGGCAACTTGCTTCACATGGCTGGAGCAGATGCGTACCTTTTGCTTCAAAACACCACGGATGAGAATGGTGAAGGTGAGGCAGAAACTCGACTTCTTTTCGGTGATCATTCAGGTACTGGTTTAGCAATGATCGAAGGGAGTCATAGCGGCACAGGCAATGACACCAAAGGTAAGTTTGTTGTTGCAACCAATAACGGTAGTTCGATAACGGCTGCGTTGACTATTGATGATACCCAACTTGCCACGTTTGCAGGCGACGTAACCGTTAGTGGATCAACGGCTCACGCAGCATCTCTAACCGTTGACGGATCTACGGCCTCCGTAGCCCTCAAAGAAATGGCGAACGCGCCTGCAGACACAGCAGCCTTTGGTCAGTTGTGGGTAAAGACCGGAACACCAAACGAACTGTACTTTACAACGGATGCTGGTAACGACATTCAGCTTACATCGGGAACCGCTGCTGCTGGTGGCGGTGGTGGCGCAACTCTGGATGCAAATCTCATTTTTCACACCCAAGTATTTGGACGATAAGGAAATATAATGGCACTAATTTCAAAACAAGAACTTAGCGGAGGGGCAGACGGTATCGGTGTCAAGGTTGCGGCTACCAGTAGTGCTGGCACAACTATTCATACAGCCAACAACGTGACGGATGCTGGGCTGTACGATGAGATTTATCTGTACGCTACCAACACAAACACTTCTGCGGAGACTCTTGTGGTTGAGTTTGGAGGCACAACGGCGGTGACCAATGAGATCCGCCATGTGGTTCAACCGAATGAAACTATCCTTGTTGTCCCTGGGTTGATTCTGCAAAACGCCTTGGTTGTAAAGGCTTACTCAACAACAGCGAACAAAGTTACCATCCACGGCTTCGTAAACAGGATTACTGCTTCTTAATGGCTAAACGGTCAACCATCCCCGGCAACTTCAGTCATACCGGTTTGGGTAGGAACTGGCATGCCCGAAAAGGTTGGCGTCGTTTCTTTTTTGAAGATTCTCGTTGTCGGCTGCAGAATGACCAAGGCGTAACTGTAAGCAGCAGTGCTGCTGCTCCGTGCTCAGTAGATGAAAGTTCAGGCAACACAGTCATTACGTTTTTGACGGCTCATGATGGCGCTGGATCTCTTTTTACTGTGGATGGGTTTGTTGGCGGGATTCCGCTTCTTACTGATGAGGGTAGTGTTCTTACTTTTGGTAAACCATTTACATTAAAAACTATGATCGAGTTGGTTTCAATAAGTGGCGATCATTCTGATACTAGTGGCGAAGATATGACTCAACCCTGTATTACAATGGGTTTAACGATGGAAGCGGGCGTTGATTTTGCCAACGACACATCAAGGCATATTGGGTCTGGGGTTCAAATAGGCGCTCGAAGCAGTTCAAGTGAAACTGTGGGCGAAGATGCAAAGTATTTTACCGAACAAACTGCAGATAGTGGTTCTGGTGGTCAAATTAGACAAAGCGCTGTGACTAGCGACAACTGTAAACTATATATCACTGAGTTTCAGGTTGGCCCCGACATGTCGACTTCAGATGGGAATACACGAATACTCAGGCAGGCCTTTAAAGCGTCCGGTGATGATTACGCTACACCTACAAATACTATGACGGATCTTGATGCAACAAATCATAGCGGGTTCAATAATGCTAATACGCCGGTAACCTTGTACGCGGCAATAACTGATATTGAGCAAGATGCATTTAGTGGCAACACAGCTTGTGTTGTAACGTGTCGTCTTTGGTATATGGTAGAAGGTGATTTTTACAATGGCTTTGGTGGAAGTGGGTCAGCATGAATCGAGTAACAGGCAGCATTACGAATCGCGGGATTGGTTTGCGGAGGCGCAAACATTTGGGTTGGCGCACACTGGATATTAAGGCTCCAGACGTTGTAGCAGAAGACCCAAACAGCCACATTTCCGGCTCTGCAACCACGGGCGGAAACACAGTTGTTACCTTCAATGGTTCCTGTAGTCACAACACGAATGATGGAATTGATATGGCTGTTTTCGGCATGCCATTGACCAACAATTACGGCGATGCCATAACGTTTACGACGCCATTTTCTATCAAGTTTCAAGTAGAATTTATAGGATGTACAGGCGATTACAAAGGCACTAATGAGGCTATCCCTTGTTTTGGTATGGGGATTGGCCAAAATGGTTCTGATTTTGACAACACAAACAACCACTGGATTATGAGTGGGTTTGTGTTTAATTCTGCTGCAGATCCACCGACTTTAAAAATGTACAATAATAGAGCTAATGGTCACACTGGACAATCAGTAAACAATGGTTCCGCCATGAACGCAGGTTCAGGTTTTATGAACGGAACAATTTATGTTGGTCCTGCTGTTGGTAGCAAGGCAGACGCTGAAAGCGTCATGATTATGAACAACACGACCCAGTATTCTGGTACGTCTTATGCGTATGACAATGGACCAACCAGTTTAAATTACGATCTTCCCAACGACGCATCTACTTTTGATTCTGATGGTCAAATTTATTTGTACGCTTTTTTTGGAACAAATAGCACTTCCAGTCTTGATTATACTAGCAAAACAGTGCCTGTACTTACTTGTAGGCTGCGATACCTGATAACAAGCGATCCTGGTGGATGGGGAGGTAGTGGAACATGACACCTGACGATATCAACAACTCGAACACTTCGGCTAATGTTAATAGTAGCGATTGCGTCCAGAGAATTGATGGTGTCACATCAAGCTGGACAGAAACTGTAGTGAATGCCAGAGTAGAACAATCGATTTGGGATGCTGCTTTGGCATCTGCCGATGATGCCCTTGTTTTGGTACAATGGCTCGAATCACTTAGACCATAGGAGACATCATGGAAACTTTGAAAACTAAACTCTCATCACGTAAATTTTGGGCAGCGTTCCTTGGAGCGTTGATTCCACCAGTGCTTGCATTCTTGGGTGAAGACATTGCACTTGGCGAAGCGCTTAAGCTGACTGCTGGAGTCTGCGTTTCATACATTCTTGGCCAAGGCTATGTAGACGCGGCCGAAAAGAAATCCGTAGCCACAACTGGCGACTGAGATAAACAATTAAATGGCGATAACTTCTACCAAATTTGACCGTGCTGTATCCTACAAGGTTCTGCATGATGCAAACATGACTAATGCGGCACAGAACAATGTCACTGATGGTCCTGGCAAGCTTCATTCGGTTAAAATTTCCAACAGCAATAATGCTGCTGTTTATGTGAAGCTGTTTAATATTTACGCAGCCAGCGTAGGCTCTACCGCGCCGGACTGGGTGTTTTCCTGTCCGGCATCGTCAACATACACGTATGAAATTCCTGGTGGAGTTTCGTATGATGCACTTACGGTTTGTGCCACTGAAAACGGAACACCGGCTGATAACACTGCACCCAGCGTTTCTGGTAATGAAAAAATTGCCGTAACAATTGTGACGAGTGTTTAAATGGCTAATTTAACATCAAGCCTGAGTGATCTTGCAAGCAAGCTTGTAGTTGATGTCAAAGCGGATACAAATGAAGCTGAAAACGTTACTGCTGCGTCTGCCGGTAAAGTATACGTGATTGAGATTGACGCTACGGCTGGAGCGCCGACTACGAGCGAGCCGGCTTGTTATGTTAAAATTGCGAACGCAGCAAATATTACTGGCGGTGGAGGCTCTTCTACAATTCCAACAATTACTCTGTATGCCCCACTTGGGGTTGTAACAACATATGTAATTAGCAATGGTTGGGAGTTTGATGCAGGGCTTTCATTTTGGTGCGTTACAACTGCTGCGTTGTCTGGTGACGATAGTCCAACTGCAGATATTAAAGTCTCAATGATTTCAACATAACAGAGGTTAAAATGATCGAAGAGTACATCAGAAAAGCAAAAATTGAAATGCAACTTAAGTTTGGAAACAAGCGACAAGCTGTAGAATATCTTTTTGAAGCCATCTCATTACTTGAAGATGAAATAAAAGAAAAAGATTTGGAAATCAAAGCTTTGAAATCTTCAGCCAAGAAGCCCGCTAAGAAGCCCGCTAAGAAGCCCGCTAAGAAGCCCGCTAAGAAGTGATTTTGGAACTTGGATGACGAAAATGGAACCAATAACGCTGACTACAATTGCTGTTCTTGCATCTTTGGGGGTGGGTTTTGGCGCTGGCTGGGGCCTGAAGCCTGATGCGGGCGTCAAGGCGATCGAGGCGCAAACAGAAGCGATCAAAGAGTTGAATAACGGCAACGAAGCGTTGGTCACTAAAGTCCAAGAGGTAGCGGTCGAAGAGGCAAAAAGGGACTCTGCTATTGCGGACAAACTTACAGATATGCCTCCGCCTTGTGTCAAAGAAGTAGGCGGTGATCCTATGTCTTTGCAATGCATGTGGGCGCTGTGCATTAGAACGGGTGAAACAGATAAGCAACGATGTGAGCCATCCAAGTTGACGGATAAGTTGCTTGGGTCTTATAGTTGTACTGAACCGCAGTAGTCTGGAGTTGTTATGGACATTAAAGATTTGGCTGTACCCGGACTTACTGTAGTGTTTGTTGCAGGCATTTGTTTTGCTTCTCTTGAGTCTGCTGCTTCTGATGTTGAGGAAATCGATCAACGTGTCGAGGCTCTTGAGTCTAAGGCAGGCAAACAAGAGGTTGTCGATGTTAAGATTCAAGGCATTGAAATCCGTCTTGAGAAAATGGAAGATATTGTTCAGAAGATGTTGGAGAACCAACAACACCAGGCGATCAATATCGCGAAAATCTGCCAAGCCACCAACGCAGAATGCAGCCCGTAATATGCGCCCTTTTCTTCTTGATTATGTAGAGTCGCTTGGCCACACTGTATTTGAGTCAGGTGAGTACAACCTGAACATCATTGGTATCCGAAGTCGTGATCACCAAGCCAACAGCTTTGATGACCGTATCTGCGTTGTGTTCCGTGATGAGCAGGGCTGGATTACCCGTACATGGGAATGCACAACTGAGCCTGGTAAATACTGGCTGGAGAATCCCACTCGTGTTGAAGGAACTGCTATCCTTGTACCTGGACAATATCGATCTGTTTGGAAGATTGATAAGCACCAGGGGAAGTATGATGCGCTCTGTCAGAGGAATGGTACGGTCAAAACTTACCGGGATAGCAATAAAGACGACGTTGTTGACCTTGACGTACAGTCTATTACTGAAGGCTATTATGGAATCAATATCCACAAAGCGGGATCAGCGTCGACGCAAGTAGACAAGTGGTCTGCTGGTTGCCAAGTATTCAGTCACAGTAAAGACTTCGAAGAGTTCATGTCCATTTGTTACGCGGCCAGGGAGAAGTGGGGTAACAGTTTCAGCTACACCCTGATTGACGAACCGGAGTTTTGATGGAAGCCCTGATAGACACACTGCTTGGCGGCGGACACTTAGGTCTTTTTGCGGCCTTCCTTGTGTACCAGTTCATGGCTATGCAGAAACGCTTAGATAAGCTGGTAGAGGGTTTTCAAGAGCAGCTTGACGAGATCCGAAAAGAGTA